GGTTGTGCGGTGATTAGAGGTGAATTTACCGACAGACATGACTTTGCCTTGTGAGCTGGCGAAGACAAATGTCACTACCGGCGGATACGTTAGCGTATCGTAAGTAATAACCAGTTCCGGATATATCTCGCCCAGTTCTTCCAATTTGTCCTGACGGATGGTGCCGACATGGAACGATCCCGTCAAGACGGCTTTATCAATGTTGTAACCATTTTCGTCAATACCGCCGATCCGGGCGATCTGATACAGGATATCGGCAGTAGCTGCACTGCCCTGGATACCAATACAACGGATACGCTGTAAATTGCCAGTTGCAAGGCATTCCTGCAATAAAGCAAAAGCATTGATTACAACGTTTTCCAGTACGATTGTTGTAATGTTATCCTTGCCGTCCAGGATAAAGTTTTCATCCGTAAGGAGCGGCTGATTCTTAATTGTTAAGTTCGTTATAGTAGCCGGAAGATGGTAGTTTTTCAAGATACCGGCTGTTGGGAGCAATACGGCTGTCAACCCGGTTCCCTGGGCGTATACTTCCTCCAGGTTCTCGCATCCGGTCAGGTCGATGGGCTGAGTCAGGTTAGGACAATTCTGCACATCAATTTTTCGTAACATATTATTGGTACCGACTGACAAGACCGCCATATTGGTGTTCTGATATCCTTCCACGGCCGAACCGACGATAAGTTCTTTCAATTTAACCATCTTAGACACATCAACCGATCCGACATATAACGCTGACAAATCACCCAGCGAAGCGATCAGGCTGGCACCATAGATGATAGTTTCCGTGTCATTAAACTGCATGCCGGTCGGGGCGATCATCTTGACAGTCTCATTAAAACCTACACGCTGAGATTTAGTAACTGATCCCCATTTAACATTGAAGTACATCGCGTTAAAGGAGGTCAGGGTTATATCAGCGTTTGGTTCAACCCCTGTCCATGCTACCGGCGTATAGGTACGGAACACCGCTGTATCTCCCAGAATCGAACCGGCCAGATACTTGCTGTCAAGATAAAGAAAACGGTTTTTCCATATCCATTTACCATACATTTCCCGTGATCCCTGAAGGGCATAAAGATAGGCTCCGGTTTTGACCACCTGGGGATTCGTTGTACTTTGGGAATAATCCAAATACCCTTCGATAAGCGGCTGTTCGTATTTGTAGTACCCGTCCTCATTATAAATCGACTCGCACCATCTGTCTGCCTGACGGGTATACAAGTATTCCACCATGCGTTCGTATGAGAAAATGTTGCGTTGGCGCAGGGTATAATACATTTCCCGCATTTCGTCGGCAAAGGCTTCGTCAACCAACTTCCAAAGTTCACTGTCGGCACCGTTCCAAACATATTTATTGTCGACCGTATCGAGCGGTTCGACGTTATACAAGAATGAGATCACAGCCTCATTGTTGATCGGCAGGATCGTATCATTATCATAAAAGATAAATAACCATTGTTGACCGTCGATCCGCGTCAGGAACATGTTCTTGGCACGCTGGTCGGTCATACCTAAAGCCAGCGTCAACAGGGCATAAAATATGATCTGATCCTTGTCAAAGTATTGATCAAATTCGGATTTAAACTTCGCGATATTACCTTTACAGCTAACCACCCAGTCCCATACACGTTTGGCGTTTGTCGTATCGGTGGCTCCGTCCGGATAGCGGGCCTCGATATTATCTTGCCAGGACGTAAAATCAGCCGACTTAAACAAGGTCATATCAGAGGTGTTATTCAAAAACTCCCAGCTTTCGTCGCCATCCTGAAAACCGAAAGTATTCTCAGCAGCCTTGTCGGTGTTTAAATTAATCTTACCAATGAATACTGGCTGGCTATCGACTGTAGCTTTATGAAATAACAGATAAGGTTTACCGGCTACCGTTGTACGGGCAACCGGATCGGATTTTTGCGCTTCGGTCAGGATATCCATTTCCTTCAACGCCCAGTCTACCATATTAGCCACACCGGTATTGTGGGTTCCGGACGATTCGGCAAAATCTGTTTTGATACAAAATATCTTCGCCGGATGAACATCATCCGATAGCTGGAACGCCTCTGCCTGTTCTCCGCTCTCTATATAAGTTATTCTGCCGATCAATTCGAACTTGTAGTTTTTACGCGGGTAATACTGCGAAGAAGTACCCTGGACATTATTCTTCACGTTTGCCCACCAGTTTAACAGGTCATTGGCAGACGAATAATGATATATTTTATTTGTTTTTTTGTCTCCCTTGTACTGAGGTAAGTCACCCTCAAATACAAGACAGTCATTGTGTTTTAAGGCCTTTTCAAACGATACACTACCGTAGCTGTCATAGATGTCATTACGCTCAAAAATAGATATTTTCCTGTCGTAGTCGTCAATATCCGCGATATAGTTATTGAGTAACTGGTAGCGGTTCAGATTGTTGTCATACAGGCGAATGTTGTAGATATCCACCGTCGCATCATTTCCTCCTATCGAGACTCCGACGGGACCGGACTGCATAAAGTTGTCAGTATCCGGATACTGGGTTGTACCGGACTTGATACCGTTTACATAAATAGACAACAGACGGTTATCGGCACGTTTCTCAACGACAAAGGCCAAACGGATACGCTCCTGATCCTTGAACATGGTCGTGATATTCGACTGTTCAGATTTGATCTGAGCCTGCTGTGAAGTTATCTGTATGCCCCGGCTTCCTGACCAGCAAGAAATAACAGGCGTATCATACCGATACACATCACGAACCAGGAACTCGATCTCAATCGTTTTGCCTGTTGCCCGGAAATCCTTAGAAAATGGCATGACCGGGATCATCACACTTGCACCGGAGCCGACACGAAGACAGACTGATCCGGATTCATCCGCTATCCAGCCGTTTGTACGCCAGTTGAATCCTGTCATGACAGCTGCGATATCACCTGATTTCCATTCCTCCCGGTTATTATCATTGTTCGACCGGTTCTGTGATGTCAGGTAAAGTTCCAGATCGGCGGTTTCGGCTTCTACGATTGTTTCAGCTTCAGATACGGTGAGTGTGAATGTCTTTGAAATATCTCCGGAGGCGATCTTCAATACCACGTTTCCGGCCCGGTTAAGACGGTAATTCCACGTCTGCAACGTCCGGTCAACAGTCTGTTCAGACACAACAGTACCATTTACCGATAAAATTACCGGTGACGAACTCACTGCAGGATTGTATACAACGAACGGAACAGCCAGCATGTCATATTGTTTTGCGACAGTCTGATTAAACTGCGATGCCACAATCACCGTATTATTACCGGTAACCAAACAAATAAGGTCATGAGTAAGCGTATTGCTCCGTACCTCAGTCCCGTTGACCATCGTTGTCATATATACCTCTAGCTTATGAGCGCCATGAGACTGGGTCGGGATAATATAACTCATCTGCCGATTGGAGATCGTTGTTACTTCCGTGCCGATCTCGGTACCATCTAAGACAAAGTGTATCGTTTTTTCGACAGCTCCAACCGGAGTATAACCGTATGTAATTACTCCTGTATTGACCAGAGCATCATCATACGAGTCTGTGATAGATAAGCTGATCACATCAATGATATAGGATAGCGATCGAGATGATCCCGTGCTGTCGCTAACTGTAACCTTAATCTTGTTTGTTCCAACGATTAGGTATTTTGAAACATCGAAATAGTTATCACCTTGCTCAACAGTTGCCGAAGCTACTTTTTGACTGTTAACCGTGTATACAGCCGTGCCGGTACCGGTTTCCGTTTTATCGTCCGTATAGACAGACGTAAAGTTATAGCCGATCTGTAATTCCTGCCCTTGTACTACAGATAACAGAGAGGCGGTAAGACTCTTTACTTTCATCGTGATTCCACCTGACCCGGAACCACCGCCTCCGGTGGCCACTTCTACACCGTCAGATATCACTTCGTCATCAGATGTAAGATAAAGCAGGCCGCCATCAACCAGCAAACCATTAGCCTTACCGGTTTCCAAGAGGGAAATGCGGTTATCATACTGAGCAGCCTTCTCTACTTCCTCTTTGGCAAAATCTCCTTGTTCATTAGCGTAATTGGCAGCGTCCGTAACTTCCTGTACCTTGGCATCAAATGTCGCATTCCGTTCATCTTCCTTCAATCCCCGGAGCCGTTCAGCTTCGGCTTGAGCAGCTGCCGCCTCTTGGCGTTTAATTTCGTCATTCTGCCGGACCTGCTCCTTGGCTTGTACCTGGCTGTAAAAGTTCTCCCTGGCTTCTTCCTGCTCTTCGACCGTAGCCTCAAGCTGGCGCATGTTGGTGATCTCCTTCCGGGCATCAGCAGCCGCGTCCGTGGCCGGTTTCTGAAACATAGCCAATACATCATCCGGTATTGCCCGCCAAAATGCAGTAATTTGTTCATCGGTTAAATCTGAGAACTTCAGTTTCAGTACTTCAAATTTCACCAATATCTTCCAAGCTGAATCTTCTTCAGAGTCATACTTCCATTCAATGCCTACAGAACTGGTTCGGAAAACAGGAGTATCACCTGGATCACCTTTCAGGTCAGCCCAAGCAATAAGATTTGACCACATACCATCCGTCCAACGCCATTGCAAATGCGTTTCGGTTGATTGTAGGTGCACTTCTTTACCGTCTACCCCTTTGAGGATAGAGACCAACACTCTTACCAGTTTATATGTTGCTCCAGTCTGCTGGAATACCGGAATGGAAGTGATATCCTGTAAACTATTCACTACCTCGTATTGCCCTGGATCTTTTGAGGTAGTCTGTATATTGTTGACTACCTCATTAGTTATCTTCTGTAAAATTTCCGGGGTGATCTTTCCATCCGGGATGATGATATCTCCTGCCGCCATATTATTCTGTTATATTATCCGTTTCCGGCTCATTAAATACCTTTTCTACATCTGTTAGGATAGTTGTTAAAACCTCTCGCTTTGTATCGAAAGATATATCATTTGCATAATCCAACGAAATATACATCCGACCATCTCTTTCAACCGTCACCGTCCCGATCCGTTTATCGTTCCGTTCAATATTAGCCCGAATACTTGACACCGGACTGCCTGTAGTTTGATTAATCTCATAACCGACGTGTATATCTTCTACATCATTGTATCCGGTTCTGTTACGGACATCTGCCTTTACTTTCATATTACTTTCCTCCTTCGATTAGATTGACTATCTGTGCATAACCACCTGCATTAAGACTCGATACAGATTGCTTGATCAATGTCGCTTCTTCTGTAGTAATTTCAATAGCCCCTTTTGCTCCAATAATTCTCATACATAAACTATGAGCCGTTAATTTATTGGCGTTATCTTTCGCCGCATCTCCGGTACGTTCTATCGTTTCACCAGAGAACAGGCAACGGCACACCAAGTCGGAGATCATCTGAGGCTGTTTTTCTATTACCTTTTTCCCGTCTTTGAGTACTTCTACTTCAATCAGAGAATCTTCACCTTTGTAATTTTTAAATGCTTTGTTGAAATTTACTTTCATGATTGTTTGTTTATTAATAGTTACCATTTGATTGAATTCCATTTCCAATACTGTCCATCATACATCAGAAGGTTTATTAATCCCCTTCCTTGAGAAGGTACAGAGCTGTATGTCGTATCAGTATAAATTGTTTTTCCATTCCCATTAAGAGTAATGCCACTTCCATTTATATCTACAATAAAAAGCACTTTTCCGACAGTAGGATTACTTGGCATATAAACTGTTATAGCTGATGTATTATAACAGGACACTAAAACATCTTCATTTTTCAAGGTGGTAGACAATTTAATTTGTCGTGTTTTAAATGCAAGTCCGGCAAAGGCTCCTACAGTACTGATAGCTATATTATTAAATGGCTGCTTAACATAAGTTATTGGGCCTCCAATGGTTTCCTGTGTAGCTGTCGAGGCATCTCCTACGTCTATATGTATTCCGTAATTAGTTGTTTGCCCGACCTGATGATTAGATATCCACATTGGAACATCAAGACCAAACGTAGCCGGAGCAGTACTAATACCATATCCTCCCGTGATCTTACCATTAGTACTTCTGAATGATATACTCTCAGGGGATATTGTAACCCGATCCGAATATATGGATGTATCGGAAATAGTAAATCCACCAATTTTTCCCCTTATTGCTGCCAGGCTGGTGCACCATATATCATCTGCATTAATCAAATTTGCCTGAATATAGCCACCGGCAATCAGCGCCTGACCGTTGACAATAACGGATGCTAATTTGTTTCCACTTGAAGTTGAACTTCCAGTAAGCTTTCCGGTTATCTCAGTCTGTAAAGCACTGATTAAATCTCCTTTAGTGATACTGGCTCCATTTGCAAACGCATAGTTTCGCAGTTGACCGGGAGACACTTTGGCTGTGATTGTATCTGTGATTTCCTTAGCCAAATCTCTGCTATATACATAGTTTTGATAAGCTAAATCACCTAAAGATGAAGAATCAGCCTTTCCATTGATCTTATTATTTATCGTCGTATAATCTGACAACATATTAAAGGATACTGCCCCGATCAGATTGATACGATTAGATGCAATCACAGTATTTCCTGGTGTCTGATTTATATAAGAAATAATATTCTGCCCGTTTTCCAGTGTCTTGGCAGCAAACAATGTATTTCCTTGAGTCGTATTGATCCAGCCAGATGTACTTATTGTGCGATTTATATTATCGATATCAGTAGATATACCTGTAATTGATCCGGCCTGAATATCCAACCGGGATGATAATTCACGATTGATCCTCCCGGTTTCAGTGTTAAAGTCTGTTCTGGTAACACGAGCCTCAATATCATCTGCCATCACAGTTAATGAGGCATCATACTTGGTGTAGATGGCTCCAGTCTCGGCATCTACATACTCCTTTTTAGCAAGTAATTTTATGTATTCTGTTGTCTGATCAATCTGTGTTTGTAGCTTAATCTGGGCATCGGCTAAAGCATCGTTAAAAAGAGACACTCCATAAATTAGAATTTCCCCGGTAAAGCCGATTGAAAAGTCTCCGGTCCCGTCCCATTGAGCCACTTTCGAAAACTTCTGATAGCTGTCAGAAGCAGTCAGAGCTTCAGATACAAACAAATCCTTGCCTGATATTCCAACGGATAATGTTCCCGGCCGAAGCACTTTGTAGTAAAAAGCAAAAGAATAGGTCCCCTCCGGTTTAGAACCGTTGAATAAAGTGTTCGGTTGACTTATAGTTGTATCCAGGAGACGAAGCACATTTTTGCTTCCGTCCCGGTAAATATCCGCTACGGCTTTTTTCTCTGTGTAGAAGGTCCCGTCCATCCAAAGGAAATCACCACCGACATTAATGAAATGAACGGTATTAGTCATTGACCAATAGTTCGTATTGCTACCAAAAGATGAATTACGAAGAATGTTGCCACTCTCTAAAGACATGTCGTTTCTAATTCCTTCAATGGTACTTTCGAACTTACCGTTCATTACAATGAATTGCTGCTCTACCGTTGTGCCATCCTGAAGATAGATATCTGTGTCTTCGAAGACCGCACCTTGTGCATATATACCATATCCTTTAAGTTGTACCCCTTGCTTTGTTCGGATTCCGGAATAGTTTCCTAATCTAACCTTTACTTTTTCAAACATGGACATATCTGTGATACCATCCAGCACGTCGATATATGGAGCGTTATCGTCAGAAGAAGTTAGATATATGATACCCTGGCGGTTTTTGTCTGTTTTATTACCAAAACGGAATACAACATCTCCTAGCTGGGGATAGTCTTCTCCATCAATTATTTTCAGATCAAAGTAATCTGGGGTTACGGCTAATACTTCACCATAGAAGTACCTAACATTGATACCCTGGCTACGCTGCATCCGGACGATATCGTCTTTACGAAGATTCATCCGCATTGTGGCATCCATGCTATCCATATAACAGCGATAGAAACCTTGGCACGTTTCTACATATAGAATTTTATTAAGATCAGAAATAACAACAGAACCACCAAGCCCATATATCTGAGAATATACAAGTTCATAAACTTTCATTGACTTGCGTACAGTTAAAAAGTCAAATGTCCCTGATGCTGTAGGTATATCAATTTCAACACCCCATCCAGTAAAGCCAGAGGCAAAAGAAGGGGAACCGAACTTACCTCCAATATATATGTCTGACCGAACACGAGCAGAGTCTATCATTACGGCACCCGGATCCGTAATTTCCCAACCTCGTCCTTCATAACCATCAAGATAAACAGTAGAACCGATCTTTTTATCAAATGTTATTACCCCATGAGCCCGGTCGTCAATGTCTTTTCGAAGATACATCTCATCTATATCTACAAGGAAATCATTAAGTTCTTCTGCAATACGTATATCCGTACTTAACGCAGAATAAATATTTTTATCAGTTGGATATATCTCTCCAAGTTGACCAGATTCTATTATCTCAAGAGTTGAAAGACGTTTCAAGGCGTCTGCATCACCGGCCGTCAGATGGATTTCTTTGGCATCGTCAGAGTACTTGTCCGCGGTACTTATTATTCCTGTCAACTGACTGTGATCAGTAACAGAACCAGAAGAACTTCCGCCAGAAGATGCACTGCCACCGGATGAAGCAACGACTCCACCAGGCACAGCATCCAGCGTCCTTCCTGTACGCGGAAGGGCCGTTTTACGAATCGATCTATGTGTTATACTACTCATACCTACTAACCACAATTTTGTCCGACATTAATCATACGGAATATCACTCAGTTTATCTACATCGGCTGAAAACTCAACAGCCTTGATCGTTGTTTTAGCATTATGAAAATCCAATGTCGCTCCTGTTATATACATACCGTCAGATTGTAATACATTATCATAGGTCACATAACGGAGTGCTGGGTTTTCAGTCATCTTTATATCTACTGAAATAACCTTATTTTTGGTGGTAAAATTTGAATGGATAGTACACATTAAGAGTCGTTCTAATATATCTGTCTGTCCGGAACGACTATAAGACAACTGTAGTTCATAATGATCGTCAACCTTTTTCAATATATTCGCTTTGCCAACTGGTAACTTTTCCTCATTAGCTGAGATGCACTTTAAAGTAACATCGTCATAATCAGCCGCAACCTTTTTATTTATATAAGACTTAAATTCATAGTCATCGGTGGATATATCGTCTTTGTTTTTATCTTTAATTGAAAGTGATATATCATTTATAAGAATATTTTTAACTCCATCATACGGATATCCGCCACCGCCGGGATGATCTACCTCACAGCTATTAACTATTTCAAAAACAACATAACCATTTAAGACAGAATGTAATTGTACATTTTGCCCAACCCCATGATTTTTATCTAATATATGTGTAGGATAGCCTTGTCCTAAAGCTGATCTTAAAGCTATATCTGAATTAGTCATCCAAGTGTTTAATGGATTACCATTCCACACATCCGTATCCGCATAAAATAGTTCAAACAAACCTTGCGGAACAATTTCTCCAGATGGCCACCATCCAGTTAACGGGTATTGATTACTATAATACCTTATCGGAGTACCGTTAGAGTCAACTAAATACAAATTACAATGTAACCAAAGCGCCTTAGCTCTACTTATGTCTCCCGGAGGATTCTCTTCGCTGTTAAAAGGATTAGTTCTTGTGTTTGCATATGCCTGTACCTTCACATTTATATAATAATTGGTATCGCCGGTTATGTATACCTTACTGTTCTTTACTTTGTACTGTACTAATTTTTTTTCTGCATATGGATCATATGGTAAAGATGCACCTATCATTGTAGCATCACTATCAGTGTTAGTATAGACTATAAAGTCCCTACCATTTAATGCTTCAACATTTTCATCCTTAGCATAGTATTCAACTTTATATTTGTCTCCGGTCTCTGTATCCTTTTTCTTCTCAGATAAAGTTTTTTCACTGATAGAAGCTTTTAATAAATCCTTATCAGCGTACAAAGAACTTGTGATAGTCGTATTGTTTATCATTTCCTCAAATCCCAGAGATGCCTCTGTCGACATCGTACCTATTTCTCCGATATCACCAAGCTGGACGTCAACAGCAGTATCACCGATATAGGATAATGTGTCGAAGTTGTAACACTTCATTACGCCGCCGGACTTGACAATATTCAGATCATAAACATAGACAGATGCGTCACGTTGTACCATCATCAGTCCGAACGGTTGCAGGATTGATTCTATGACTTCCCGGCAAGACATAGGTTCGCCGTCTTCATCATAAAAGTTTGATGATTGAATATAAAGTACATGCAATGCGGTTTCTGCAGTAGTCATTGTAACCCCTTTGGGAATAGTAGAACAGCCAATATACAGCTTCTGAAATGGCAATCCCAGCTTATTGAAACACCGTTTAAGTTGAGTCATAAAAGAGGCTATATCGGTATAGTTTTTTTCACTCTCATCCCGAAATTTGAGCCGCTCCAAAATATTAAAGTCAGCTCCGGAAAATTCAACGGCATAAGGTGCATAATCCGTCAAGTTCTCATTGTATAACTCCGAATCCAGATAACCGATCCAATACAATTGTCCAGAACGGTAAAACTTAACCATATACCCTTGCATATCGTCCGTATGCAAGTCGAGAAACTGGAAATTACTTTCACTGATTAGCCTTAATGTAGCCTGGGAACCTTGTACCGGTTCCAGTTTTTTTACTTCAATATATTCAATCCTAAACGGATCATTGGTTGCTTCAATCAGTTTAGGGGTTGTAGATGAATTACACATGATTTCAAAACGATTAGAGACTTCATCCAATCCTTTAAATTCGTGAAAATATTTTACACTCCTTTGCTTTTTAGCGTATGTATCTAACACTGCGTATAAATTGCTTCCTTCTCCGACTAAACGTCCTGTAACTTCTAAGTGATCATTCTCTATTTGACTTCTACCTAAATCAAGCAAATCAAATAGTTTTGCCTGCTGGCTGGTATTCAATATCATTTCACCCCCATTGATGTTTTCTGTCATCCTATCTCCAACTGTAAAATATGGAGCTAATCCACCTTCAGCGTAATCTCCGGTTGAGACAGACTTTTGCAGGGCAGACTTTGCGGCCGAAGTAGCTATGATCAATGCCCCACCAGCAGCAATAGCGGCAAAAGGATTAACCAGCAACTTGTCAAATGCTATTTTAGCCATACCGGCCGCAACTAAAGCGGCACCAAATTGTTTCAGCATATCCATTAGCCCCATCAGCATATTACGCATCGCTTCGCCCGGATCACCCGATCCTATCGCTTCACCCAAAGATTCAAAACCTGACACAACACCCGACTGAATCAAACTCTGTAATTCATTGCTAATATCAATCATGCCCTGATTCATATCAGTCATTTCCTCGAGATGTTTTTCTAAGTCTTCTCTTTGTTTTGCATACATAGCACGAAGACCATCAGTTGTAGCTTCATTGTAAGCTAAGGTTACTGATTGGATTCTTTGCTGATAATCTTCAACACTACCTGAGATATCGGATGTTTCCTCTGATTCTATATATTCAGGAACTACCGTAATTTTTACCGGTTCTGTATTTACTTTTTCTTGTATTTGCGCCTGTATATCATTTTCAATTTTCAAATTCAACTTTGCTGATACATCATCGAATCGCCATTGCTTTCGCATTTCATCAGTGACAACAGGTGCCCCGTTATTAGGAGTTGGAGCCTTATTGATTTTTTCAGTAGCTTTTAATTCATCGTTTAAAAATTGGATCGATTCTTTATAAAGTTGATTTTTGATTTCTAATTTGTTTACGATTTCTTGTTGGGCCTGTACTTCTTCTTCTAAACTTTTTTTGGCAACTACATCGCCATAAGAAGTTGAAGTATTTGGTAGTCCTGTTAATTGTCTTCCCAACACATCAAGAGGAGAATGGCCTATTTCTTGTTTTTTATTCATTTTGCGAAGGGATTTTTGAAGTTGATTGAGTCTGTCTCTCGCCACATTAAGTTCTTCCCTTGATTCTCCTCCGGAATTTCTGAGAGAGAACTGCCTCATAGTTTCTTCAATAGCCTTCTTTCGATCACCCAAAACCATCCAGCCTTCAATTTCTTGACTCAAACTTTTTTTCCTATCGGCAACACCTTCTCGTATTAATTCATTCTGCTTTTGTGTTTCGCTTTTCATAGCTTCTGTCATTCGTCCCAGAATAACAGTTAAAATATCCGCAGCATCTTTTAATGCCCCATTACTATTATTTAATGTCAAAACGAACCCTTCCCATGCAGAAGAAACTCCGTTGATGGATCCAGCAAGATTATCATTATTAATCTTCTGCTGCTCAATGGCCGTATTCGTCCCGGTTATGGCATCTACATAATGATTGTACTGATCTTTAGCCGATACCAATGCCAATGCAGCCGTTACACTTTCACGCCCAAACATCTTAGTCATCTGGGTCGCGTCCATGTTTTTTGCGGCTAGGTTCTCTATAGCTTTAGAAAGCCCAACCACCGACGGCTTTAAATTCTTATCCGAACTTGACTCAAGAACAAGAAAAATGTTACGCAGATTGGTACCAGCCTCACTCGCTTCGGTAATTTTTGGAGCAATAGCCTCTATCGCCGCAACCAGTTCATTATATTTAATGCCTACCGAACTAGCCGCGCCTCCGGATTTTTCAATTGCTTTTGTTAAATATGGGATATTTGCGGAACCTGCTTGAGATGCAGCCGCCAATATATTGATATATTCTCCCGCTTTTTGAGAAGACTCACCCATCTGATTCAATGATCCAGTAAGGGCTTTTGCAGCCTCCGGAACATCCATTCCTGCTGCTTCAGCTAAAGTAATTGCGCTTTTAGTCACTTCGGCAAGCGCGTCCTTATTTTTCAACAACTCGGGTTTCTGACTACCTATCAACTGGAATGCTTCAACAACCTGACTGGCAGTTTGCGTAGATGTGGAACCCAATTTTATAGCTTCATCCTTAAAGAAGGATAGTTCTTCAGCAGATACACCCGTTAATGATCGCAGAGAGGACAAAGATTTTTCAAACTGAATACTCTTCTGCGCGATATCCATAAAGGCAAACGAGATTCCAGCCATACCGGCAAACCCACCAACAAAATTTCGGACAGATGAACCCATAGCATCGACTCTCTTTTGAAAAGTTTTTATCTGGTTTTGACTGGCTTTAAGATTCCGGTCAAACTCCTGGTTCTGTAATAATAACCTGGTAACTAAATCTGCTGGCATATCATTTCGATTTAATGTATTGTTCGGCTTTTTTCTTTAATCTTTCTATATCCTCTGTATTTACGGATGTATCCACAGACCGATGGTCATCATCCCAAGGGAAACAGATAATATCAGTAGGTTTTATGCTTTTTGTACTGTTAGATTGGGCCAGTATGTAACAAATCATTCGGGTTTGTTCCCAGCTTTGTCTATGCCGATACTGCATTGAGTTTAATATTGCATCTATCTCATAAAACTCCATGTGATCCATTACATAACCCGGATCCAAACCAGCTTCAACTACCAAAAGCACATAAACCTCACGAATGGTTAGTCTTTTTTTTTATTATCCGGCTCCAGTTCTTCTGATTCTGCTTGAAATAGCGCCTTTTGTTTCAGAACTTCTATGAACCATTTACGGAACTCTATGAAAATGCTTTGGTCTTCGTCGCATTTATCAATAAATTCCTCAAATGTTAAGCGAAAGTCAGAGTTATTAGCAATCAGAATAGCATACAGTAAAGTATACTCATTCAATAATTTATCAGGAGTGAATGAGACCCCTGTAATCTGTTCGTATGCAAATAATGCTCTAACTGTATATTTAAGGATATACTCCTGATTGTCTATCTTAATCATCGATAATTGTATTTAGGGTTATTACAAAAAAGAGGCCCTAAAGCCTCTTTATATTAACCAGCGCTTGTTTTACGCTTGTTTAGAGGACCGCACCCTTTAAAGGTAGCTGTGTAAGTCGCATTTTCACCATTAGGTGCATTAGCATTTAATGCCGTTATCAAAACCTGCCCTTCGTAGCCACCCTCACTAATTGTCCAACCTCCAGCAGGTTTTCCCGTGTCACTGTTTGCATTGCCAGCAACTTCAAAGGCTACTTCTAATTTTTCACCAGCCACCATTGCATCAAACAGGGTGTCAAAATCTGCTTGAACAAACAAGTTTTCAGTCCCCATCTCCCATTCCATGCGCCCGGCTTCACTGTCTCCCCATTTCCCGGAGTCCTTACTGGATGCCTCCATTACAGCAGCAGATATACTCAAGGTGTGACTTGTGGCGGCTGCCAAAGTCGTATAGGTAGATCCTGTTTTCTGAAAGACCATAAGGTCTTTACCTTTAATCGATTTACTCATATCATTTTATGTTTATTTGTTAGTAATATCAATCTCAAAAGTCATATTTTGTAAATAGCTATCTTCCTGAAAATCTTCAGAAGAGTCGACCATCCGAATCTCGTCCACTTCTACCCCGTTACATTCTCCTGAGTAACCTTGTAAAGCATCAAAAGCTAAGCGTAGTATTTCAACAGAACTTTCATATGAAGCAGCATGAATAGTTACATCTACAGTTGCTGTATCTTCTAGGCTTCTCTTATCTTTTGTATAAGTAGGAGAAACGCTTGTACGACAATAAGTAACGAAAGGATATCCGGTGCCGGGCGGCGCAACGATAGGATGGATTTCCTTCTTTATCTTATCCGTTACTTCCTGCTTCGATAAAAGCAGTGACTTTATCACACTTCCGATTTCTATTGCTTTCATTTTCTACGCTTAATTACTTTCATTACATACTTTGTAATTACCACTTCCGTATTATCGAATATCATGCGCTCAGTTTTTTGTTGCGCTTTCAAGAAAAAATGTCCGGCAATTATACGTCCTCTGTTACCACCTTTACCTGATCTACTTCGGTATCGTCTTCCGCCTGGACGCAATCGGTAATATCCGGTTATTTTATGGCCTTTAGTTCTACGTATATTAGTTCCTAGTTCAAAAAACTTTGCACGGAAATCACTCATTATATGAACTTTGGCCTCGGGGGTTCTTTTATCTATCTTGACTGTTGCAAGTCTTCTCCATTTCGTTATCTCCTTGCCATTCTTATTCTTGCGTTTAACACGTGTGTCACCGATAGCAATTTTACTTTTGAATTGTTTATCAGTTTCTTTTTTTAGAATATTCCCACTTGCCCTCAAAGCACCAATAAAAACTTTTTTCATCTCTGAGCCAGTGAGTCCTCTGACCATCGCATCAAATTGATGACTATCAAAACCAACATAAGGACTATTCATTTAAAACCTCCGCTGTAATTGTTATGCTCTGTTTGGAGTTCTCAGGATTGATATCAAGTATGTGATATTTCACACCATCATGTACCACAATCATATCTGGAGATACTTTATGATATATACGAATAATGAATCGGACAATACTGACATTTAATATTTCCCCAGCAGAAACATCACGTTTTCCGGATATATGACGAACAGACGCCTTAGTTGTTATATATTCCTGATACTCTGTTGAGTTTCCAGAATACTTCGTTTCAACAATGACCGGTTTGAGAATCTTTATCGTTTCAGTTAATAATCCCGCTCTCATATTCGTACTAATTACGCTTTATAGATTCCTCAATACTGCCATAACATACGTAAGGCCCTAAAAGATATTCATAACTGAGAGGTACACGATAGCTTTGCGCAAAAGCTATTGATTCCCGGTTTGCATAAAGATTTCCGACCATCAGTAGTATTGCATGTTTCACCGGAAGAGGCAGAACGGGATAAACACCATCAAGGGAATCATATTTTAAATGATTCGCGACCACCACCTCAGATGCCTCTATCAGAGATTTGATGTATAAATCGTCTCCCTCATACTCTGCTTCGATCTGAAGGTGCCTCTTTGCCTCTTCCAATGTTACATGCATAGCTTACTTATTTTATTGATCCGACAACAAACGATTCAGGACGACGAGCCTTAGCGTCGAAAAAGGCATTAATTACCAAGCGGACTTCACCGTCAGCAGCCTTGGTATAAGGATCGACTGTAATATCCAGCGCTCCCCACTGACCGATAACATAATCAGCCCAGTTACCGAAGATAATACCTTCCTCATCACCAGCGTCCTGTAAACCGGAAGCCATACCGGAGGTTGCATATACGTTGTATCCGTTTGCCTGGCCCTTTTCCATAATAAATCCTTCAGCAACATTGGGCGCTCTCAAGGTTGATTTCAGAATACCGGAACCCTTCACAGATGTGAGGTAAGCCAAATTGTTAACTAATGCCTCATCGATCGGAACTGCAGATTCCATCGCAACCAAATTTGCAAAAGTTGCCACACCGTTGATTTTATATTCCGGAGTACCGGTAAAGAAACCGTCCGGGCGTTTTTCATCGTGCGCATCTTTACTTAGGATTGTACGCTGCAATTTAATTGCGATGGCACGAGCTATGTCAGATGTCATCATTGCATCAGTAGACAAACTGTCTTGTGCAAGGAACTGCTTAGAAATATCTAAATAAGCAGTTAAACGTTTCGGAGAAAGTTCAATTTTTTTAAACGTTCCCTTTCCGTTCTTTGCAGTTTCTGTTTCACCAGCCCAATCCACAGAAGAACCACTGTAAGAAGGAATACCGATATTTCCTTTCAAGCCAGTAAGGAATGTTGAACCGGCCTTTACCATAACCAGATTATCACGGATAGGCTGTAAAATACCTAATAGATCCTCTGTTATGAGTTCAGTACCGTCACCTGCAACTTTCGCGGAAATGAAATCACCACGAAATTCCATCGGGATAATTAAATTACCACGTGTCGATGTTAGTCCAGCGTCTGTCATTGAACGCTTACCGGCATCCAGCAACGCTTCTACTTCATCCGAACTTTCCCCTGTCAACATAGAACGGATAGCCTTGGCAAGCAAATTGCCACTAGAACGCTTTGTCTGTGGTGTTATAGGACATTGCTTGTTACGAGCTTCTGCCAATTTAATTTCGAACTCAACTTCGGCAACTTCAGAGGCAATCTCACCGAGTCGTTTTTCCTCTCCTTCATTAGCCCTACGGGATTCTTTTGCCAAACCAGCAAAGATGTCCTTTCTTTCTTCATTCAACAGGCCGAGTTTATCTTTCAACTCGACAAGTGTTACTTCTTTTGCCATATTAAAATCTATTTTTGAGATTATTAAAATATTCTTCAAACTCTCTTTTCTCTATTTCCGCTTTCTCTGTAGCGGCCTTAGTTTCAGCTTCCTTTAATGCTTCTATTGACCGGAGTGCTACAGATGTATCTTCATAGGCAGGATAATAAACCGGACTTACATCGTAAAGACGTTCAAATTTTAGAATCGTACGTACATACGAACCATCTTCTTTTCTTTCCCAGTTATCGTCCTCAACGGTAAAAGCAAAAGATGATTCTGAAATATCCCCACGTTTCAAAGATTCTATCAACTCATCTCCCAATGGTGTATTTGGGGCATCAAAAGAATATTTCAACCCTTTTTCATCCACTTCCAATTTCAATGAGCCTTCTCCCATCCGGTATCTAGCTAATACTCCACGTCTTTCGTCGTGATTCATCAAGCAAAGGATATCACTTTTTTCCAGGACTCCTTCCAATGCTGTCGGTGCTATTCGTTCGATTAGATCCCCACCCCACATTGCACGACTATCAACATTAAAAAGTAAGGCATAACCTTCTACATGACGGGATTCCTCGCTCACTGTAGCCCGGTATGAAATACCTCTTATTTCTTTTTCCTTTTTCATATTTATTCGCCTTTATACATATACCGTTAAAGTGTAATACATTATCAAGATTTCTCTTTTCCTGTTTCAAACTTCTTGTTTGCAACGTATTCTAACGGCACCATTGCGTTATTAACCAATGGTTGATCTCCATTAGGCACTTTCTCCATATTATTCATTCTACGAGCCTCATTCGGAGTCATTCCAGCCATTTCATACATGGTTTTCATCCAAGTAGCCTGCGCAGCTTTATCGGCTCGTAACAAATTACTTGTATCAAATTGAACTTCAACATAAGATCTTTCCGATGGACGGAATACTTTGCGTTTAAATTCTAATTCCAGGTTTTCCAACATTGGAGCTAAAGTGTCTGTAAGAAATGATAATTGTGTTGCCTCTACTGTAGAATAACTTGATTTTGTAAGGTCAAAAGCTTTAACTGGAGAGACGCCAAAAAAACGACAGATATCAACGACATTAAATTGACGAGTTTCTATCATTTGAGCATCAACCGGATTTATGGTAACAGGTTTATAAGACATATTACCCTCCGTCACACCTACTCCTCCGTTAGATATCATTTCCGCCCATGCTTTTTTGATATCTGTTCTTTGGTTAGGATTTAATCGACCTTCAACTGATATTATACCACGAACATTCCCTCCTTCACTGAAAAATTGTTTAGCATATTCTTCTGATGCGCTTGCTATGCCTAAAGTATTTCTTGCGTGTGTAAGTGTTGAAATTCCAATTATACCATCATAGGAGAAATTTAAAACATGAATCATATCAGATGGTTCTACCAAATTTTTAAATCCGGTAACCTGATATCTCATTTTTGTAAAACCTTCTATGTTGATATAGACTATACTGACTAATCCGGCTGGTATGTATTGAATAGATAAAGCATTCCCGAAATTATCCCTATCGATATACGCATAACCGTTACCATTTAACAAGACCGAACTCACTAACGTCTTTAGGAAAGTAAAACGCGTCATTTCAGGATTAGGGTATTCACGGAGCAGACTATATGCTTCATGTTTTAAGTATGGTTTTTTATAACCCTCATCATCCTTTTTAAATACTTCCAGAGGTAATTGAGCTACACTTTCGCTTATAACATTGACACATCGATATACAGCCGATAGAGACATAGCAGTCCTTCGGCTATAACTTCCCATTCTTTGAACATTGATAAAGGATTCAACCGGTTCTTTTTTCTGCTTTCTTATTTCTAATCCGAAAATCTTCATTACACGATATCATTTTTTTATATACCGAAATCGTGTATGACGGGATTACAAGCTATTAGAATATTGTGGTGTAAGAAGATATACGCCTAAAGCTTCTATGTCAGCAATTACGCCATCTATTTTTTTATCATTATTCTCTTTATTTGGTTTGGCATTACCACTGGAGTCAAATTTCATTGTCACATTTTTGAAGCAAAAGCGATTGATCGGATTGTTATCAATGACTGCATTTCCTGACATTATAACTCTTTCCAGCTCTTTTGTCGGTCTATTAAAATTACCTATACTTTGAGATATAGGCTCCATAGGCAATCCTCTGTTTGTTGCATTGATGACAAACTGGGTCGAATTCCATGCATCATAGCCGATCTTTAAAATGTAGAGTTTTGAATCCAAGTCTACTAAATCATTCAATATATAATCATAGTCGACTACATTCCCTGGAGTAATTATCAGGTACTTGTTTCTTGCCCAATCCCCATACATTTCCTTGTATTTCTTTGTAGACAAAGCCTCTTCTGGTAAATAGTAAAACGTCTTGAAATAAAATTTGCCATTATACGGAAACATAAGGGATAAAGCCGTTAAATCTGATGTTGAAGAAAGGTCAATTCCTACATAACATTCGGTTTCCTTTCCAAAAATATTAATGTCAACATCTCCGGTACATTTTATAATGTGATGATCCGGTATCCAAACTTCCATACTGTCACACCATTGGTTGATAGTTTTAGTTCGAACCCCTACTTCATCGATAGGACTATTGACTGCTTTTTTTACCTGGCTCCGTATATATGCCATCTTAACGGTTACTTCAAGGTTAGGATTACTTTTTATCCATACTCGTTCATCTTTCCAATCATCTTTTTCGTCTAACGAATAAATTATAGTGAAAAGTCTTTCATCGTCCTTTATACCATTCAATACATCTACGCACATCTCACGATATTGAAAACATGGACCAAGTTTATCAAAACCAGCTGTAGTGATAATCATTGACATAGGGCTTTCACGGGTTCCTTGCCCTGATTGTAAAACATCTTTTAGCGAACTGTCTTTTGCGGCATGATATTCGTCCAGCAAATACATAGAGGGATCCGGCCCATCCAATTTAGAAGAATCAGCCGCTAGCACCTTTAATGTACTGACATTTGCGTTTAAATCTATATAATCACGGTATATTTGAAGTATTTGCCCTTTCGGATCCATTTTTTTTGCAAATTGAGAACAAAACTTAAATGCAATTTTTGCCTGTTCCCGACTATTTGCGGCCAAATAAACTTCAGCACCAGCTTCACCATCTGCAATTTCATGATACAGGCATAGACCTGCCGCAAATGCTGTTTTCCCCTGTTTTCTAGCCATTTCAATATAAACAGATGTAACAACCCGTTCATTTGTGCCGGTATAGTAGAATCCATATATTGCAGCGATGATAAACATCTGCCAATCTTCTAAAAGAAAAGGTTTTCCACTATGTTTACCTTTAAAATGTCTGAGAATGGAAAAGAAGGCTATTACCCGTTCTACTTTTTGGGTTTTGAATTCGAGTCTTTCATCTTCGAGCATATCCAAGAAGCGTAAAACGGCACGCCTCACAAGATCACAAACAACAATATTTCCATCAGTAACACCTTGACAATATCTTTCCCATCCTGTCATCAGTCATTATTTTTTAGGAATTGATATAACGGATTATCTTGATCAACCTCATCCGTCATTGCTTTGATGTGTTCTCTAGATTTTACAGTGAGTCCAAATTCTTTCATAATCGTAACAATTTCAATGTATTTTTTTGTTGTCAATGAAACTGCCGGATTAATCTTTGCCCGGTTTCGTTTGTCATAAACCAGTGGGCCCCTCTCTAATACTTCGTTGGATGCTTTGACATACACATCATATGACAACATCAACATTCTGATCGCTCCCAAATCACAATTAGAGATACTGTCAACTCCACTCAGTTTTTCAATAACGGCATTCATGAAAAGCCTGGTTTCCTGACTCAAGTTACTTGGATATTCAATCTTAATTTCCATATTTATTCAAAATTTTCCGGATCCAAATTAGATAAAGCATAAGTGACAGCGGTAGCATTTGGTGGAACATGTTTCTTTGTTACTATTTTTTGTGCTATAACCGGTTCACCTTCTGCACCTGCCACATAAACAGTTTTCGTCTCACTATAGCTATATCCTTTCACTAGTTTGCTAAGGGACTTCTTTGCTTCTATGTTTATTTCATTAAGATAGTCGCTGATGGCCTTTTCATACGAACATTTGAATGCGGCATCTTCTTCCAACCAATTTTTCAGAGTCTGCCAGGTTATGCCGAATTTCTTACACAAAGCCACCTTGGTTGGATTCAATGTTCTAACCGTTTCAACTATAGCCTGCTTTTTATCATCTGTCTTTTTCATTATTCAAAACTATTTATGCCATCAAAGAATTTACGGTAAAACTCGTAAAGTCCCTTGTCAATCGAAATGCATCCGTTTTCTGTACGCAGATTTGTGTTTATATTTGCACTACTCTCTATTGCGAAATGGAATTTATCTCCGTATCCTGCATATATCTTACTGTGATTTTTAAATACAGCTATGCGCCCACATTGATGGCGTTCAAAAAGATCTTGCATCATCTGATATTCTATCCGGTAAGTGCTAGGAAATATTTCGCCCAGATATGCATCCATCCTTTTTATTTTTCCCTGCTTAATCCATTCATCTATTTGAAGTATGTCTTCTGCGGCCATACAACATGTTGAGAATAAAAGATAGTCCAGATTTTGTTGTCTGAGTACTGTCTTCAAAAAAGACAGAGAATCTACATCTCCACCAGTAATAAAATGGTATGAGCAACCGGGTATATAATCAAAATCCACAACATCCAGCAATTGTGTTTCAGAATATGCCCGACGATACAAATACCGATTGGATAATTCAATACATGCTGTCGATCTACGCCGTGAACCGGTACGAGTATCTTCGACTTTAGTGTTTTTTTCAGATTCTCTCGGATTAAAAAACTTCGCTTTGTTCAAATTAGACCATTTTTTCATGTCACCAAAAATTTAACATTTTAACTTTCAAATCAAAAATTTCAAAAATCACCTTGTGTGTGAAGCTGATTAGGTTGAGGTTTCAACGGTCCTCCCCGTAAAAAAATCCTATGGGGGGGGCACTCTTGGTATTTGAGTTAATTTTGGTTGATTCAACCTTTTGCAACACTTTGTTAACGTGGTCTGTGCCCATTGTGCATCCTTTGATGACATTTATCACATAGGCTCATTAAGTTGTTATAATCGAAGGCAATCTCTTTACGTTGCGCTAGATCATCGACAATCATAAACGACTGAATGTGGTGTACATCATCCGCAGGAGTTGCGACTCCTTCCTTTAGGCACATCTCACACAAAGGATCATTCATGAACTTTATTCTACGAAGTTCACGCCAGCGGGCAGTATTGTATATCTGCATCCGCTCCTTACGTTTCCCCTCATTCAATCGCTGTCTCTTGGGCTTGTATATTGTCGGCATACTCTATTGCTTTCCCTTGGTTATGATCTTGCTTAATTTCACCGAAGACATTACGAATACGCTGCTCTATCCTTTCTAATGCCTCCTCCTCTTTCACATACCTTGTCATCGAACTATCTTGAAGAATCAATGTGATAGCTTGATGGAACATGTCAGTTGTTGTCATAGACAGATATGTACGACCGCTTCTATCACTACAATACTTATCCATCAGGCCGAGATAATGGCGGGCTATTAAGTTCCTTACCATTACTCCGCAATCCCCTTTACGTACTACGTTTGTTCTTTTTGACATATTTATCCCTAACTATTTTTTCAATGTTTGACAATTTAACATAGGGTTTATTACCTATCCTTACTTTTTCAATCCACCCTTGCCTGATCCAAGTTCTTATGGTTGCTTCCGGTATATCGCATTTATGAGATGCAATGGCTAATGGAACAAAGCTGTCGGGTATGCAGTCTCTAAGTTTTCGATTTACTTGAATAGCATCGGTGTTAACTATATAACCATCAGCATCATAAACATCCGACAACAATCTTATGACTGCAGCAGACACAATAGCTGACATATTATACCCAGAAGATTCAGACATATCTTTAAGCTTCATTCGTATCTCCGATGAAACCCTTACAGAAATCATATCGCTTTTTAACTCCAATCCCATTTTTAACATTTATTCAAATCAGCACACAATCCCAAACTCATTGAATAACAAGCAAAACATAAATCATTATTTTTCAACGAAAGTACTTGTTCTTTAGATTACAGAGTTTAGATTAGTGTTAAACTCGTTCTTTATATTTGTTAAATGTTTTTTTGAAAAAGAGTATTTGATAGTATCAAAGATTCTTTGGCATCTTATTCCAATAGTAAATGAAAGTAGATCATTTGTTATATTTTTTATAGTAAACCATCTCTCTGTCTTCAAAGAATGATTTAGTTATTGATTGCTCCAACCCATCAAATAGGTTAAAGTTTTGAATTCTCATTTGTTTTTCGGTAAGATCATTGTAGAAATTACGAAAATCTTGTAAGCCTTGCCGGATCTTGGACATCTCTTCTTTTGTTTCTACGCTTTGGAAAAGGCCATGACTATTTAAGAAGTTATTTGCCAAATCGGCATAGAAGCAAGCCAGGTCGGCCATAGCGATCGAAAGCCCCATTGTCTTAGAAAACCAGACATTCAATGATGAATTTGAAGTAAGCATCTGATAAGCTGCTTCTACATTGTCAGTTTGTTTAAGTGCTTCTTCAAGCCGTTTCTTTTTCTGAATAATTCAACGGCTTCTATATGACGGCCCTTCTTTTGTAGCTTTATAATGGCTTTGTCATATTCTATGATGAGACTAGCGATATAGTCTCGCTGAGATTTGTAACGTTGTTCTGTCATTTTTTTTGCTCTATTATTGAGATTATATACTTTCCGGGCATTCTGATTTTGCCATTACTGTCTTTAACATGCTGCATAGCCGTCCAAACCGGATGCCCGATCTCTCCGTTATTGGATAACTCGCATATTCGGTTGAAGTCATCAGCGGGAATATTAAACCCAGTTAGGATTCTAACTAATGCTTCGTAATTTCTTTTTGCACCGTCCGAGGGCGGTGTTTCAATCTTATTCAAATTAAAAAAAGCTCCTCCATTTCCCCCCTGGGGGATAGAGGGGGATATTTCTTTTCTTTTCTCTTCTTTACTTTCCTTTTCTTTACTTTGTTCATTATGGGTATCATTTACTGGGTTATTGACGTCATTAACTGAGTTATTGCCAGAAATAATCCAATATTCTTTTTTTATGGTTACGTCTTTCCTCTTCTTGGTGCTTTCTATAAATCTACTTTGAATACCACGAGAAGTGAGAATATGTTCCTTTTCAAACATTTCTTTATCGAAAAAATCAACATCAACGGCTTTCTTTATCAACTCCTTTACTGCACCCTCGGGCACCCCGATTGTATCGGCAATGTCAAAAGGTAATTCTTCGTCCCACAAAATGTAATACCCTTGATCTTCGTAGATATTACACAGCAGGCAAATAAGTATTGTTGGAGAAGCGGGACCGCATCCTCTGATTATTTTGCGCACTTTCCTGTCAGAAAAAAAAGACACATCAAACGGGAAATAACTTAAACCTTGTTTTATTGGTCGTGCCATATCAATTGTTATCAAAATTATCCTCCCTGCCCGGAAGCAGGAAGGATATAGTTTGTTTTATTGGTTCAATGGAAAAACATATTTCCAGCCAGAACCGCTGCATTTTCTTCTTTGCTTAATCCAATGTAACGCATGAAAGCCTCCTCTGTTTTATGTCCAGTAATCTTCATTATACGCAGTGCTGGGATTCCGGCAAGAAACATGTTTGTTGCCGCACTACGTCGTCCGGAATGGGAACCAATACGTTTCCATTTCTCCACCATCTCTGAAATACGATCTAGTCCAACAGTCCTTTCATAGGGAACTTTTGCTATTATGCCAGCTTTCTTACAGACATTTTTAATCACCTTATTGAAATGTTGAATACATGGACACTTAGGTAACTGGTAATTATACTTTCTAAGTAAAGCCCGAACATATTTAGATTGAGGAATGATGACCAGCGTTCCTGTTTTCTGGGTTTTAATTTGGATCTGATTGTCAATAAAATTTTCTTCTTTCAATCTGGAGAAGTCAGAAAATCGTAATGCTGTCATACAAGCAATAATAAAAAGATCTCGTACGATTTCTTCCGATTTGGTCAATCCCTTATATACGTATAGTTGAGTAATCTCATCCCGATCCAGAGTGACGACATCATGTTCATCGACTTTGACTTTAGTACTTGAATGAGAGTAATCAATATCATACCCGGAAAGCGAAGCCATTTTAATCAGAGTTTTCAATCGAACAATGTGATTGAAAACTGTTGAACTCATTAACTTGGCTGTAGCCCGTAAATAATAGACAAAATCTTCCATCATTTCCATTCCTATATCATAAGTCATAGGTGAGATGTTATTCATTTTACAGAAGATAGAAAAATGCCTAAATGCATCACGATAGCATTTTTTAGCCTTCTCGGTTTTACGGCATTTCAATAAATAAGCAATTGCAAATTCATGAAATGGAATACCTCTTTTTTCAACAGACGATTGGTTTGAATATGCCGGTTGTCTGTTTGCTGAAAAATTATAAACTTGTGCTCCCATAATCTTGTATATTAAAAGATTAAGCACTACATTTGCAGTGTATAAATCGAATCAGCCTTAAAAGGCAAGTGAGAGTTTACAGAGCCGTCCGGGAGTCAGCCGAGCGGCTTTGCTGTTCTTATTATCATTACGTTGGGATCAACGAGATGATCTATACCATTTCGTTAGCGTCAACGATATGGTTCGGTATTTAAGCCAGACATACAGCCCTTAAACTCCATATATACTGTCCTATAAGACCAAATCCCAACATGCCAACGAAACTTTAATGTTTCAAGGACTCCTTTTTTCTCCGGCTTCCAATTAATAAGAGCCTCAATGTCTCCGACTTTCGGGTCCGGAGGAAAAACATATAAATGGAAGCCTATAACAAACCATTTAATTTTATTCATATTATTCATATTTCACAGGAGGCTTTATGGCCTTGTATCTCTTATGAGACTCCGAAATACGAGCACATCTGATACAATACACTATTCCTCCACAGGTTCTATAAGAATGACCAAATATTTTACATAATAGATTCATCTCTTTCGTGATATGAACTATTACAAATATTAAACCCAATACATTATAACATCTTATCTTTTTCTATATATTTGTCATATTAAATATATTTTGCCATGAAAAAGAGAATTTTCACTATTGTTCAAAACACTTTGATATCTATATTTTTGCCATTTTTATTGTATTATGTAATGACTACCGTTTGTCAAAAAGAATCACTCGATACGATATCTTTCGTAATATATTACTGTATTTTGATTCTCTTCATTTTTACATTTTCTATATATCAATGTGAAAAAATACAAGATTTTTTAGGGCATAAAATAGGTCAAATGAAATTTATTTGCTCTATATGTTACATACTCTTGTCTTTATCATTAATCTTTACATCATACTACTTCTGTTTATACATTGATAATCCATTGAATTTCAGCAATGTATCCCATGGGAATATATTTGAACAATATTACGATTTCTTTTTTTATAGTTTGGGGATTTTCGTTATGAACAATCAAAGTTCAATAGAATCCACTTCATTTTATGCTAAGTTATTCGTAAGTACTGAAATAATAACTGTATTCGTTCTATTAGTCGTAATATTTGCAAACTATAAAGAATTAAATAATCCATTCAATGAACATACTAAATAGTATTTTAGGTTTGTAGGTTGTTCGGAAAAACCGAACAACCACTATCGTTAAACTTCGGTATCGGCATCCATGCAACTGCCTCCCATAATGGCGGAACGCTAGTCATGGAAGAATACACTGGAGTACCTTTGAAAGTATCATTAATGTATCCGTCCATGCAAAACCATACACCATTACAGTATGCCCCATTGAATATTGCTCCGTGTTTGCACATGATAATTATATTTTCGTTATAATCTGGCAATCGTTCTTTTACGCTGATCCAGGGAGATTGCTGCATCTGCCATTCGACTCCTTTCTTAAACATGTTAAACATAGCTTGTCTTTGATAGGCCAATTCTCCTTCAATCACAATAGCATAACTTGAGTTAAGCTCTTTTCTAGCTGCTTCTTCTATTGTCTGCTTCATGACTTTTTAATTTGGAACTACCCTAAGAATTATTTAGGGTAGCTGAATGATTATAATTTCAATCCGTCGGCAGTTGGTTCTATGACTGTACCAGTCGAAGGATCTTTACTTGACGGATAGGGATTTGGCGTTCCTAATCGCTTCAAATCCATACCAAGCCACATTACGGCCTCCTGCAATTTAGTAATAGCAAGGCTACGTTCTCTACTTGCCGGAAGGGTTTTCACTTCTTGGATCTTTACATCAATTTCTTGACGTAATCTTTTGTTTTCTAAAACTTCTTGTTCGAAATTCATATCTTACTGGGTTTTACAAAGCCGCCCAAGGCTCATCTATTTTTAATGTTGAAATTTATAACCCGGCTGAACTTTTTCAGCTTCTTCGAGCGTATCGAACATTAATGTGTCGTTGGTCGTACCACCCATGTCTTGTGCTTCTACTTTCACCCACCATCTTGGGCTGTGACTTCCATAACTATGGCAATAAGGTTCACATAAAACCTTGGTTACCCATGCATCAATTACATTCATAATTTTTTAATTGTTAATCATTTCTTCTACGAACATAACTCCTTCTTCATCCACACGTTCATCAGGATGGCATTCGTATAAATGGCAACCCGGTTTATCCAAGAAATAGCAGTCTGGACAATAGCCCTTCTCTACTTTTAGCTTCACTTCTTCATGCAAGAATGTCTCACCTATTGCATACTCTTTAGCCATTTTTAGCTCCTTTCTTTTTAAATGTTTGTTTTCTTTCTTCTTTACGTTGATAATAATACTGCATGGATTGTTCCCTATGCTTAAAAATGCTACGTGATATTTTAATAAAAAACCATATTGACAGGAAAAATACGACCAAAGACAAAAGTCCTCCTATTATCAAAAACATGCGTATCAAATCTGTAAATCCGGACTGGTTGAGATATTCTATCAGGTCTACCATAGTTTTCATGTGTTTTTAGTTATTAAAGTTGCTGTAATAAGTACTTTCTTACATCTCCATCCAAATTTCCGAGCTTCTGACCAATATTCATACCTAAAGAAAGCAGCAATACTATCTTTCTTGCAATATCTTAAAGTAAGATAATTAGGTCTGTCCTGAGGGTCAAAAAGCATCCACATTTTTTGAGGTTTCATGACTCAACTATTTTTTAAAGTGAACTATCTTGTCCCCGTGCTTGACACGGGGCCGCAGAAGAACAGGCAGTATCAAAAGATACATATAGGATACGGTTTGTGCCTTTG